TATAGAGGCATAATGTCAAAAAGTTTTAATGAAGAACATCTAAATCTAACAACTAATAAAATGGTATTTGCAGAAGAATAAGATTATGAAACCACAAGAATTAATTGAACATCTTAATAAATGTATGAAGAATGATACGGGTATTGATGACGATTATTCTGTAGATATTAGATTATATCTACAGATGTTTGAATATGAAAATGATGCATATAATGAATTGTATTCAAGAATAAAACAAAAACAAAGATGGAAGGAAGAATATGAGAAGATTAAAAGTAATTAAACAAACAATGGAATGGTATGATATACCTGATGATGTAGTTCTTGATATGGAAAAACTTACAAAAGATTACCATTCTAAAATATCAAATCTAATATCAATCAATATTATATCTGATGATAAAATAGATGAGGAATTCACACCAAGTGATATTACAGAAATGAAGGAAGATGAATGTTCAGAAAAATTATTACCACAATCGGAATAATATTGATGTTTAGTGGATGTACTGCATATTACGACCCATATCCATATGATAATTATCACCCATACTACAGACAACATTATTATCAGCATCATTATTATCAACATACACAAATCTACTATAGATAATTAATCTTATTTTAAGTTTATTATGATATAATTATTGTAACAAACGAATGAAAGAAGGAATTTCAAATGAGAGATTTAAATATTTTAAAAAGTCATAGAGGTGAGATCCGTATGAATACGAGATCTATAAGAGATAAATCAAAATACACACGTAAATTAAAACACAAAGAAGGATTTTAATGGATTTCAAACAATATGAATCATTTGCAAAGCAATGGTTAAAACAAGATTTCAATTTAAAAGGAAAGATTGATGGTGATACATTAATCATTCAAGGTGAGTATTCAGAGTTTATTGATGAATTCTGTGAGGAAAACGGTATCACTTATGAAGAAAGTATCGGTGATATGATTTTAATCGATTTATCAGAAGACGATGAGTTTTGGGAAGATTTTTTATCTTGAAAACATTGTTAAAATTGAGTTTTCTTGTAGTTATTATTGCTGGTTTAACTGGTTGTACTTCTCCACAAGATGCTGAAAAAGCGTTAAAAGCAGAAGGTATGACAAACATTCAAATGAATGGATATTCATGGTTTGCATGTTCAAAAGATGATTTTTATCATACTGGGTTTACAGCAACAAATTTCTTAGGAAAACCTGTCGAAGGTACTGTATGCTCTGGGTTGTTATTTAAAGGCTCTACAATTCGTTATTAATCCATTTTTAAGGATAATAAATTTAAAGGAATACTTATGGAAATATTCACAACATTATGGGAAAGTCCACAAAAGAATAGGATGGGTGAACCATTCTTGTCAGTAAAATCGTGGGACAATCGATATTATTTTTCAGAACGTGCAGGAATTGATTCTATTGCATTTGTATTGTATGATCAAAGAACAAATAAGTACGGATTGGTTCGTGAATTTAAATGTCCTATTAATGAATTTCGTGCAACAGCATTTGGTGGTTCATTAGATTCAGATGAATATATGTTGGACATTGTTATTTCTGAATGTCGTGAAGAAGCAGGATTTGTAGTAAATAAAGAAGATATTCACCCATTAGGTAAAGTGCTTGTAAGTACTCAATCAAATCAACATTGTTATCTGTATATGGTAGAAGTTGATATTCGTAAACAAATTGAACCACAGCCTGAAAACGATTTGGAATCACTAGCAACTGTTGAGTGGTTTTCTAAGAATGAGGTAAATCAATTAGAAGATTGGAAGGCAATAACTATTATTGTTAAATCATATCTATAATATTATTTTAAGGTTAATATGATATAATTATTGTATAAAAAGGAAACATTATGAACAAAATTTTATCAAAACCATTTTTAACCTCATTATTCATTAAACAAAACAGATGGCATAAACATAGCGTTTTAGGGCACACATTAAGTGTTACTTTTCACGCAATTAAATCAGGTCAATTTCGTTTTATTGTTCCTGCATTACTTCATGATATTGGTAAACCTTTTGTTGCACATCAACGTAATCCAAAAGATGTTGTATCTGGAACTTATAGTTTTACAAATCATGAGGAAATGAGTTGGCACATTATTAAAAATTGTCCTTTTATTTCTGATTGGACAAAAGATATTATTCGTCACCATTACCTATTACGTGATATGTATCTAAGTGAACAAAAAGGACTTGTTGCTCGTGGACGTCGTGTAACTAGACGTTGGGAGAAACTTACACCTGAATTGAAAAAGGATCTCGAAATTTTCTTAGCAATTGATGATGCAGGGAAAAAATAAATACTTTATAAAACACAAGAGAATTATTATTATTAATGATAATTGAGGAAACACATGAAATTTAAAAATTTATTATTAAACGAGATATTAATTACAGTTGGTGCTAAACCTTATCCACTTTCAGGAAACGTTGTTATACTTGCAGGTGGTGCAGGTTCAGGTAAAGGATTCGTTAAGGATAAATTACTTGCTATTGAAGGTATCAATGTAGATGTTGATGCGATTAAGGAACTTTCGTTAAAATCAGAATTAATTAAAGCACGTGCTTTGAAGGATTATGGTATTGATACGTCAAGGATGAACCTAAGAAATCCTGAAGATGTTACAAATCTGCATACATTATTATCTGATATGAAAGTTCTAGATAAAGAAAAAAGTGTTATTTATACGAGTATTTTAACAAGTGACCCAAAATTAAAACCAAACATTATATTTGATGTCACATTAAAAGACATTACTAAACTAAACAATTTAACTGCAGATGTATTACGTCTAGGATATGATAAGCAAAATATTCATATTGTATGGGTAGTAAATGATGTTAAAGTTGCTATTGAACAGAACAAATCTCGTGATCGTGTTGTTCCTGAGGATATTCTTATTGATACACATGAAGGTGCATCACTTACAATGAAAAAAATTATTGATATGGGTGATAATCTGAAAAAATATATGGATGGTTCAATTATTATGGCATTCAATAAAAAAGGTGTTGATGTTGAAATGAAAACATCAGATAATGGCGGAAGTTATATATCGAAAGCAAATTATATTATAATCAAAAAACCAGGGTCTCCAGTTGATCCTAAAAAAATTACAGCTGACCTTCTTACTAAAATACGTGATTATACTCCAAAAATCAATACATGGTAAACATAATTTTTACTTCTTATATCTAAAATACAATACTTGCTAATTTAGTTTCTTCGCTTTGAGATATGGAAATAAAAATTTAGGAATTATATGTTATTTTAAGGTTAATTATGATATAATGATACCTATTAAAAAGATAAAGGATTGATGTGTTTATAGTAGATTATTTAAATAAAGAATATCATGATTATTCAATGTACACGATTGAAAATCGTGCTATACCAAGTGTAATAGATGGCCTTAAACCTGTTCAAAGAAAGATTCTTTCATGTGCAACAGAAATTTGGACAGGAAAAGGTACTGAAAAAACAAGAAAGATTTTTCAATTAGCAGGTGCCACAGCATCTACAAAAAAATATCATCATGGTGATGCATCTCTAATGAATGCAATTACTGGAATGGCTCAAGACTTCAAAAACAATATGCCTCTATTTGATCGTGAAGGACAGTTTGGTTCATTACGTTCTACAGATGCAGGTGCTCCACGTTATATTGGTGTAAAACTCAACAACAACTTCAATAAATTATTTAAAGATAAAAATCTTCTTCAGTTTAAAGAAGATGATGGCGATCAAATTGAGCCTAAATATTTTCTACCAATTATTCCTACGGTTATCTTAAATGGAACAAGCGGTATTGCAGTTGGATTCGCAACAAACATTTTAAATCGTAACCCATCAGATGTAATCAATGCGTGTCTTGATGCGTTAGACAATAAACCAATAGATCGTCTTATTCCTCAGATTTATGGATTCGATGGTATATTTGAACTTGATATTGATGAAGAAGGTATGAATCGTAGATGGATTGCAAAAGGTAAAATTGATGTTGTTAATGCAACCACATTAAAAATTACTGAACTCGCACCTAGTGTTACATATGAAAAATATGAAAATTATCTTGATGGATTAATTGAGAATAAAACTATTCAATCATATGAGGATAAATCTTCTGGTGATATTCATTATGTTATTAAGATGACAAAAGAAAATCTTGCAAAAATGCTTGAGAAAGACACATTACGTAAAATATTTAAAATCGATGAATCTTTAACAGAAAATATCAATACCCTTGATGAAAATGGTAGGTTGAAATATTTTGAAACAGAAGTAGAAGTTGTAAAGTATTTCGTTGAATATAGATTAACATATTATCACAAACGTAAAGATATTACCTTAAATGATTTATTACGTGAATTGAAACTTTTAGGTTCAAAATACAAGTTTGTTAAAGCAGTTGTTGATGGTGAACTTGAGATTAAAAATGTTCCTAGACAATCATTAATTGATTATTGTACTGAACAGAATTTCTTTTCTGATGATGGTTTCGATTATCTACTAAGAATGCCAATTCATTCATTAACTAAAGAAACTATTGAAAAAATTATAAAAGATGTAAAAAATGCGAAAGCAGAATATGATTATATAAAAGAAAAAGATCCTGTAGAGATGTATCGTGAAGATTTAAGAGAATTGTTAGCGAACATTTAATCTCTTTTTAATGTGATATATGATATAATAGATAAAGGAGATATATGAATAATTATGAAAACGTTTTCCAAAGCAAATATACATTATACGAAAGATATTTTGACGAGAATACAAAAGAATCAGTAATTAAAAAAGCAGATTATAAACCTGAAATATTCACAAGATCAAAAAATAATGCACCTACTGAATATAGATATTTACTTGATGAGAATTTATTTCTCGAAAAACATGTATTCAATGATGAAAAAGAATATAAAGATTATATTAAATTTCAAGAACAAATAGGTGCAAATACTTACGGTCAGATTCAATCTACATATGGATATATTCGACAAAAATATTATTCAACACAGAAAGAATTCACATCAAGAATATGGTATCTTGATATTGAAACAAGAGTTCTTCCTGATCAAGGATTTCCTTATCCTGATGAAACACCATCAGCAATAAACATGATTCAGATATATGATTCATTTAACAAAAAAATTATTATTCTTGCTGATGAAGATATCTCAGATGAATATCATAATAAATTAAAACAAAAATATAGCAATCTTATATTCAAATCATTCTCATCTGAGAAGGAATTGTTTTATGCATTCTTTAAATTATTAGATAATCTAAAACCTGCAATTATAACGGCATGGAATGGTAATGGATTCGACTTTCCATATATTACAAATCGTGCAAAAAAGATGGGGTATGGTGAGTCAAATCTCAGTCCTGTTGGACACGCATCTGTAAGGGAAAAGATACAACAAGGTAATCAAAAAGAATACCAGACATCATGGGATGGTATATATTTACTTGATATTATGGAATTATACAAGAAATTCACATATACAACTCAAACATCATATTCATTAGATAACATCATTAAGGTGGAATTGGGTGAAGGTGAAGGAAAAGTTGATTATGGCGAATTTAAAAACATCTCAGCATTTATGCATGGTGACTGGGAGAAATTCGTAGATTATGGCATCAAAGACGTTCAACTGTTACATAAACTGGATGAAAAACTAAACTTAATTGAATTAACACGTATGATTGCATATAGTTCAGGTATCAATGTTGATGATGCATTAGGAACAGTTAAACCTTGGGGAATATATATTAGCAATCAATCATATTCAGATAACTTGATTCTTCCAAATGATTCAGGTAATCCTGAATATAATGGGGTTGTTGGTGGATGGGTTGCTGACCCTAAAAAAGGAAAACATAACTGGATTGTATCGTTTGACTTTGCATCACTATATCCGTCTATCATGAGATGGTGTAATATGTCACCTGAGACATATGTAACAGAAGATAAGATGCATGATGATTTAAAGAAAATACGTGAGAAAATATTATTTCTTGATAGTAATTTTACATGTAATGATGTCAATATAAAATCACCAACACCTTGGTCATCACGTGAGAGTTATTTCATGAAGTGGATGGATAATAGAGAACTTCTCAGTAAAGTAGGTAAAATTCTACATAAACATAATGTATCTGCAGGTGTCAATGGTGCATTTTTTCGTAATGATAAGTTAGGTATTGTTCCACGATTGGTTAAAGAATTATATGGTCAACGCAAGAAAGCAAAGAAAGATATGTTTGTCCACTCACAAAATATCCAAGACCTAAAAACAAAAGGTTTTTCTTCTTCTAGTCCTGAGATTAAACATGAGGAAAAAATGCTTGCGTTTTTCGACACTAAACAAATGGCAATTAAGATTCGCCTAAACTCTTTGTATGGTGCACTGGCTAATAAACATTTCGTTTTGTTTAATGAAGAAATTGCAGCAGCAATTACAGCAAATGGTCGTGTGAGTAATCAAATTACTGCATGGGAAATATCAAGATATAATGTGAATAATCATGGTTATGATTCAATTCTTGCGGGAGATACTGACTCAAGTTATCATACACTATCACCAATTGTTAATCAATATGTTAAAGAAAATCCTAATGTTTCCAAGGATGATATTGTTACATTTTGTAGTGATTTTTGTGAGGATAAATTACAACCTGTTATTAATGATACCTTAGTTGAATTAAGTACATATTTAAATTGTTATGATCCTGAGGCACAAGCAATGGATCGTGAGATTGTTGCTGATAGCGGATTCTTTGTTGCTAAGAAAAAATATGTCGCAAGGGTTCTTGATGTTGAAGGTGTAAGATTAAGTTCACCTAAGATGAAAGTAATGGGTCTTGAGATTGTTCGTTCAAGTACACCTGCATTTTGTCGAAAAAAGTTAAAGGAAAGTGTTGAACTTATTCTTGATAAAGACGAACACGAGGCTCAGGAATACATTAAAGAAGTAAAAGAAAAATTTTATAATGCACCATTAGAGGATATTTCACGAGTATCTGGTGTATCAAAAATAAACTACGACTTACATACATCTAAAAGTATTCCTATTAATTCACGTGCAAGTATTATACATAATTTACTTGTAGAGAAGTTAGATTTAGGTAATTCATATGAACTTATTTCTTCTGGGGATAAGATAAAATATGTTATGTTACGAACACCAAATCCTGCATCAAATCAGGATGTCATAGCATATAAAGACGTTAAATTTATTGAAGAATCAGGATTAAGTGATTATGTCAACAAAGATATTATGTTTGAAAAATTCTTCATGTCACCAATGAATATAATGCTTGAACCAATTGGTTGGTCAGGTGAAAAACAATCATCATTTGATGAATGGGAATAAAACATCATATTGTATGTTTTACCTAAGAAAACCAACTATAAAATATCATATATGATACATTAAAGGATAAAAATGAAATATAAAAGACCTAAGGTGACATTGCTTCAAGCATCACCTTTATTTGTTTCCGAGATAGCTGCAAGAGTTTGTTATGACTCATTTGATTTATCAGAGAACAAATCAATAAAGAGTTTCGGCGAAGATGGTTCAGGTTTAACTGCAATGCAGGTAGCGGATATTGACGGTAGTGATGTACTTGATAAACTGACTTGGTCATTTTTTCATGAGTCAATTCTTGAACACACAACATTATCATTTTTTGTTGAAGATCTTTCACGTGAAATTCTACAAGAGGTTGCTCGCCACCGTATCGGTATGGCAATTAGTGTTAAATCAACAAGATATACAATTGAGTCATTAGTTAATGCATATTGTGATTTAAGGGATTGTTCAATTGATGAACAACAAAAATATACAGATAAACTTGTTGATGTTGTGTTTAAAAATATAATCGTAACAGATCGTGATTGGATTCTCATTGAGACAAAAGCAATTTATGATAAATTAGATTTATACAATCTTGAAGAACCACTCGAAAAGAATTTAAAAGGTTCAAAGAAGAAAAAACAGAATGACCGTGTAAAAAGATGTTTACCTGAAACATGGACAACAAAAACTGTTCTCACATTTAATATTCGTGCATTGAAACATTTCATTGAATTACGTGATTCGGGATCTGCATATTATGGTATTCGTGAATTAGCAGAAGAATTGATTGCAAAAACACCTGAGAAATATATGAGATTTATCAAAAAACCAAAAGATTTAAAGATTGTCGAGGGACATTAATGCGAATAATCGAGAAAGATTTTGTAAACTTTTACAAAATAGCTCATTTCAATTATGGCGTATTATTAACACCTTTTACCATTGGATTAGGTATGATACCTGGGAACTATATGAGTGCCTTTTTTGTATTCATAATCCTAGCAATGATTACATTAAGTCATCATTACGATAAACTTCTCAATGCAAAAATGTTTATTAGAATTGAAATTATGTTGTCTTTAACATATATGATTGGATTCACATATTTTGTTGTAACAGGAGGAATAATGGTTTATATCATTGCAATGAAGTTATTTGATATTTTTAAGGAATATCTAATACGTGCTGAAAGTACAATATTTCATGAGTCAATGGACATTGTCGTTAAAAAAGATTACACAAAATTTTATATACTTGGTGGATTATTCATAAGTACTATTATATTCTGGTTGTTTCCTCAACAGAAAGCAATAGAATATTCATTATATTTTATTATGTTTGGTGATAGTATAGGTTTCTATTATAAAATTAAAATGTTTAGAATTATTAATAAAGCCTAATTTAAGTATAAATATGATATAATAATTAAAGGAAACACAATGAAATTTAAAGAATTTTTTAATAAAACAATAAAAGAACAATATGAAAACGATTACACAGGAACACTTGATGAATCTGGTGCAGGATTGTCTAGGGTATTAAGCAAACTTGATGATGGTAGTGATTTTTTATTCATCACGGCAGCACGTGGTGGTAACTCAAAAAAGATAAATGCCTCAAATAATAATGATTTGTTAAGATTTTTCCGAGAGGAAACAAAATCTAATGCAGGTGCTTATAAAATTGTTGGACATTGGAAAGAATGTTCACAAGAATTAAAAGACGATGAGAAAATTTCTGACTGTAAAGGAAGCATAACAAACGCATTAGAGGAAACTTGGTTAATCATTAGACCTGATAATATTTCACCTGAGGAATTTAATAACATTGCCATTAAGATTTCAAGAAAATATAATCAGGATGCATATGTAATCAGATTAAATAACAAACTAACACTTAATGGTAAAGATGGTACTGTATGGTCAGATCTAGGAAAAGCTAATAAAGATTCATTATCTACAGGATTTAATAAAATAGTAAATGTTCAAGGATATTCTGAATTAGCAAAGTTACGCTCTAAAGGAAGAATTGCTAATATTGTATTTGAAGGACTTTTTTCGGTAGTTCCTAAAAATACTAATTCATCTAAATTATTATTTGATAAAGTAAATATTTTATTTTAATTTAAGTTTATTATGATATAATTGTCCTAATAGATAGAAGGATTAAAATGAAAATTTATGTAGATGCATCAATTCATTCAAAAGGTACAAATATTGGTTTTTATAATGAAGAATCAGGATATCAGTTACGTATGCCTATTCGTGCAAAAAATACTCAACGTGCGGAAACTACTGCATGTTTATTAGCATTAAAAAAATATAAAAATAAGGCAATTGTTCATACTGATTGTGTTGGCGCAATGCAAACAATAAAATTGAAATATCCAAAATTCAAAGACAATATTGTATGGATTCCTAGGAATGAGAATAGAATTGCTGATAAACTTTCAAAATATGTTGAAGGTCAAAAAAATATTCCTGTAGTTGTTACTGAAAAAAATACTCCTATTGCTACTGAAAAGAATAACATTCTAAATCTCCGATTGTATATCTTTACACAATCTTTTGAGAAAAAGGTTAAATTATATATGAATCTTGCTATTACAGAATGGGAGAGAGATTTTATTAAAGCAGTAGAAAAACAATATGTAGCATTTCATGCAACTGGTAATGGTGCATTTAAATATAATGGAAAATTCTCGTGTAATAATAGACTTGTTGCATTGATTAAAAATACTAATTCAAAAGGTCAATTAGGATCAGGTTTCAATACTTATTTGAAATCTCGTGGTGAAAAAAATGTTGGGACTAATCTTAATCCGCATGATTTCAATCAGTTGATTGATTCATTAGTAGCAAAAAAGAACAAAACAATAAAAAAGGATATTAATGGTTGAGCAAGATATTCAATTACAGATGGATGCAATATTTAAAAAATACAATGAATTTGTAATTTATGATTTAACAAATATTGATAGGAAACTTCTAGAATTACCACAAATTGTGTCTCATTATCAAAATGTATTCTACGATATGCAACATAAATTGGATGTTTATGAACTACAAAAGGCTGAAATGTGGCAAGCAAAATTTCTATATTACAAGCATCAATTTGATTTTGCATTAAGTATGAGTGACATTAAACAATTCATCGAGCGTGATAACGAAGTTCTATCTATTATAAGAAAAATGAATATTGTACGATTAATCGCTAGCCGTGCAGAAGATACAATTAAATCATTACGTGATTTTAGCTGGACATTGAAGAATCTTATGGAATATGAAAAATTTAAAGCTGGAATAGTTAATTAGGAATTATTATGGGAAATACTACATCACAATCTACAAATAAATTTATTAAATCAGTTCTTGTAAACAAAACCGTGGATGACACTATTGGTACATTGCAAGCTAGTGGATATGCAACATCATGGACACCACCTACTGGTGATATATCTTCTAAATATTGTACAACAGAATTTATTAACAATAATCTTGATTTTTCTGTAACATTCAGCACTGAAGATCCCATCAATCCTGATTTAAATCCTGCATCACATACTTGGATAAAAGTAACTTCTACATATCCAAGAATAGTTGTTGACGTTTATTTTTGGGATTCATCTAATAATTGGGTACTTAATAGATTTCAGAGATATATGATTGGGTTTTTTATGTCGAGTAATAGTTCATATTCTAATCCAGATTATGCATTTGAAACAAGTGCAGATACTGATTTACATGTAGTACAATTTCAATATTATGCAGCAGGAACACAATATTTAACTGAATCTAATAAATTATCATTAGATGTAGCTACATTCGATGTATTAATACAAAACTATTATTATCCTAATGAACGAACTGACTCAACATTAAGATTTTATGATGCGAATAATGTATATCTAGGAAAATTGTGGTATAGAAAAAACACAACTACATGGAGTACAGGTGATTATACTGATATAATTTTTTATGATGCGTCAGGAACACAAGTTTTATCAGTACCTGCATCTAATTTTTCAGGAACAACTTATGGTAACGGTTCGATTGCAGGAACGGTTCATCTTGAAGATCCTACAAAGATATTATTTCATCCGCCAAAAGGATGGACTACACACACCTATGGGGTAGATAGAACATTTATAGTAAATCATCCATTTTCAAATACTAGATATGTCACAGTACAAGTAGATTATTTCTACACAACTGGAGATGGTTGGGCAATAATAGGAAATGCAGGAAGTATGTTAAGAACAACAGTTTAAAAGGAAAGTTTTGATATTAAAAGCACGTGATGTAAACGAATCATACGTAGAAATAATAACGGATGATATAGAAATAAAAATAACATTGACAAATTTCCTTTCTGCATATGTAGAAGGATATCGTTTCACACCTGCATTTAAATGTGGTGCATGGGATGGTAAAAAGAAATTCTATGGATTCACAAATGATGGGTTACTTATACCAAAAGGATTGATTCTTCATCTGAAGAAAGCAATGTTAAAAGAAGATATAGAAATTCAATATGAAAATTCATCTGAATATATGAAAATTACACATAATGAGTTCAATGAGTTTATATCATCATTAGAATTGCCATTTCCACCATATGATTATCAAATTGATGCATGTGTAACATTTATTAATAGAGGACGCATAACAGCGCAACTTGCTACAGGTGCTGGTAAATCATTAGTAATATACATGTTATCAATGTTCTTTAAATCTAAAAATATGAAAACATTAGTTATCGTTCCAAGTGTATCACTTGTTAAACAAATTCGTTCAGATTTTGATGAATATAACTTTAAGGAACCTGATATTGTGCATACAATGATGGCAGGAATAGAAAAACATTTCGATTGTCCTATATCAATCAGCACATGGCAAAGTCTTTATAATTCACCTGATTTATTTAGTGAGATTGATGTTATCATAGTTGATGAAGCACACACGGCAAAATCGGAAGTATTTGATACAATTATATTGCCAGCAGCGGTTAATTGTAAATATAGATTAGGAGTATCTGGAACTATTTCAGATTTGACATTCGCTGATAGAATGTCATTGATTGGTTCATTAGGAACTAATGTTAAAATTATTAATGCTCAAGGATTGATTGAACGTGGATTAGCAACACCAGTTCAGATAAATTGTTTATTCTTTAATTACAGTGATGAAGATAAGAAAATAATGAAAAATCTTGATTATCAAAAAGAAATCAAGATGCTTGAAGGACATTATCGACGTAATAATATTATTGCAAAGATGACTAACAAGATTGCTAAATCTGGTAACACTATTTTACTATTTAATACTATTAATCACGGTAAATGGTTGATGGAATTGCTTCTTAAAGACAGATTTGGGATTGAGGGTATAGTGTTACTTGATAAGACAACACCAAAATCAGTTAAAGAGTTGATTAAGAATGATGTTTTTCCTACCAAAGTATTCACTAATACTAAATTAGATGATAAACAACGTAGCAGTATTATAAGAACTCTCGAAAAAGAGGGATTTGATAAAAATATTATGGATAGATTTGATTGTCTTGAGAATTATGATATCTATATGATTTATGGCGCTATTGAAGGTGATGAGCGTGAGCGTATTCGTAAATTACTTGATGAAAAAGAAGATGCAATTATTGTAGGAAATTATGCTACTATGTCTACTGGTATCAATATCAAGAGACTACATAATATTATCCTTGGTGCACCTACAAAAAGTTCAATTAGAATTCGACAATCGATAGGGCGTGGATTAAGACTTTATGAAGGTAAAGAAATAATTAAGATATGGGATATTACTGATGATTTTTCTACTAAAACAAAAACAGGCAAAACAACAAATGAAAATCATTCTTTAAAACATTTCAAAAATAGAATGAATGTTTATTTAGAAGACGAATTTCCAATAACTGAAAAAGAAGTAAAAATATCATAAAACTTTAAGGTTCTTTATGATATAATAAACAAAGGATTAACATGTTTCAACCGTTAAATAACAAACTTTTAATTAATGTTCATCAAAAAGAAACTGAGACATCATCAGGTATTGTATTATTAAATAAAAGTAAGAAAGAAGCACCACGTTTCGGTACTGTACTTGCAATAGGCGAAAAAGTTCTTGATGTAAAGGTAGGAGATATAGTATCTTTTGGAAATTATGCCTTACGTGAACCACTTGATGATTATTTTTTAATGTCAACTGATGATTTATTCGGTTACTTCAAAAATTAATCTTATTTTAAGTTTATTATGATATAATATATGTAACAAAAGAAAGAAGGTTTTAAATGATAAAACGAAAATCATCAGGAGAAAATATGTTTGTAACTTTAGGTATTACAACATTTCTTGTATCGGTTATGGGTATTGTAGGTTATATTGCAAATATTATTCAAATTATAATCTACGCAGTAAAAGGTGGTGGCTTAACATTAATAATTGTTCTTAAAATTATTGGTGTATTTGCATTTCCATTCGGTGCTATTATGGGATTAGTTGGGTTCGTTTGGTAAAAGATTTAAAAACTTGTAAGTTTTTAATCGAAAATTAAGTTTAAATGTGTTATAATAATACATATCAAAAGAAAGAAGGATTTTAAAATGGCAATCACAGTAAACACAAATATCGTTGCAGATTTAGAAAAAGAATTGAAAGCATATGCACAAAAGTTAATTGAAGGAACAGCAGTTTCTGACATTGCAGAAGCATTTGGTAAAATAATGAAAATTGAATGTACACGTAACATTCCATCAATTGTAAATGAGTTTATTGCGAAAGCAAAAGATGATTTAATTTTACAAGGTGCTGATAAACGTATGGCAGCACGTATTGCAAAAGAAGTAATCACAAAACAATCAGAACAAATCATCGCACGTATCAATTAAGACAATTCACAAACATATTTAATAGACGGATAGAAATATCCGTTTTTTTTAACTCAAAAAATTTAATTGATAATGATAATCATTATCAATAATGATAATAGACGGATAGAAATATCCGTTTTTTTTAACTCAAAAAATTTAATTGATAATGATTATCATTATCATCACAACAAACAGAAGTGATTGAGCCCAATATCTAAACTGGTCTCAACAATTTTTATTTCGTTAAAGGAGCACATTTGTTAAGCAAAAAAACACAAGCGATATTAGGTGATCTAGCATCAATTTCTACAGCAGCAATCATCAGATACCCAATTACAGGTATTCAAGATTCAGGTAAATCAATGGTCGCATTTATTGATCTTTCACAATTTGGTGAAGAAGAATTTGAGGATTATGGTATTTTTAATCTTTCAGAATTACTATCAGTTTTAGGTGTTATTGATAATGCAAAAGTTACATTGGATGATGGTGTTATTACTATCAAAAATGATAACAGTTCAATCAAATATTTTACAACAAACATTGACCTATTGAGTCAGACATTTTCAGCAAACCCAAAAATTCCTGAAAATATTGCAGCAGCACCATCAGCAATGGAGTTCAAACTAGAAAGTGCAGTTCTTGAAAAGTTGAAAAAAACATCTTCATTATTGAAACTTGAGCATATTGTTGTTGCATCAAATGATGATTCAATCGATCTTACAATTACAGGTCAGAACAAAGTATCATCAAACAATTTTAAAATCAAGATTGCAGATGCAACAAACACAGGTGTACATAATATAATTATTGATATGGAAAACATCAAAAAACTTCCTGCAAGTAATTATTCTGTAAAAGTTGCACAAAATGCTAAAACAAAATCGTATATCACAATGTTTACATCTTTGGATGTTCCAAGTTTACAAGTCGTTATTAACGTAGTATCTGAGTAATTTAAAAATATAAATAAATTCGATTACATAAAAAGGAGACATCCAAAAATGTAAAAGAATTTTACTCGTTACATTATCGTTAAACAATCGCTAAAGTTGATATTATATCTAAAACACATCGTTAAACAATCGTTAAAAAGGAACAAAATTATGATTAATTTATTTGAAGAAAACTGGGCAGACGTTACAAAAAATTTATCGGCACATAGCCAACAAACAAAATCGACATACGTGCCAGATGAACGTGAATGGAAATTATCACGTGATGAAAAAGGTGATGGTCAAGCAATCATTCGTTTATTACCAGATCAAAATGGTAAACCATACACAAAAATGTATTCACATTCATTTGGTATTTGGAGTAAATCCCGTAATAAAAAATTGTGGTATATCGAAGATAGTCCATCTACATTAGGATTACCATGTCCTATTACTGAACATTACCTTGAAATGAATGCTATCGGAACTGATGAAGCAAAAGATGAAGCACGTCCATTTAGTCGTAAAATCAATTACATTACTAACGTACTTATCGTTAAAGATCCTGAAAATCCATCTAATGAAGGTAAAATCTTTTACTGGAAATTTGGAACAAAATTGTATGATAAATTTATGTCAGTTACAAATCCATCAGAAAAAGATTTGTCAATGGGTGAAAAACCAATTCCATTGTGGCATGCATTTAAAGGTGCAAACATCAAATTGAAAATTAAAAATGGTGCAGGTGGATTTCCAACATATGATGACACAGTTATCATGTCACCATCAGAAGTTTTTGATTCAAAAGATGAAGCAATTGATGTTATTACAACTCGTACAATAAATCTTAAAGAATTTGAAGATGTAAAACATTTCAAAACATATGCAGAACTTGCTGATAAATTTGCTTTCGTAATGGGAACAAAAGAAACAAACAAACCTGCACAAGGAACTGGTAAATCTGCACCAGCAATCGATACAGGTCTTGATGATCTTGACGATATGGTAATGAAGGCAGATAGAAAAACTATTGCAGACGAACCAGTTAAAAAAATAAAAACTGAAAAAGTTGTAGAAAAAGAAGCGGATTCAATTGATGATGCAGATGATTTAGCATTCTTGTCGGACCTTTAATAGGTCCACAATAAAAATGAAAGGATAGATTTGATACTTGTAGATTATTCACATCTTTCATCAAGAAATTTGTTCACAGCAGTTTCTCAGGCAAGACCTAAGAAAGATAAAGAAACAAAAAAATACAAAACAGTTGATTTTATACAATTTTATAAACACCTTATGCTTAATTCATTGAGATTGATCCAAAAGAAATATCAATGTGAATATGGTGAGATGGTGTTATGCCTTGATGTACGAGGAAACAACTGGAGAAAAGATTTTTATCCTGATTATAAAGCACAACGTGCAAAGAGTAGGGATGAGTCAGATATTAACTTTGAAGAATTTTATGAATTCGCAAATCAGTTTATTGAACAAATTAGAGAGATTTTTCCATATAAAGTTATTGGTGTAAAAGGTGCTGAAGGTGATGATGTAATCGCTATTCTTGCAAAAAACCTTAAAGAAAGAACACTTGTAATATCAGAAGATAAAGACTTTAAACAATTATTGAAACTTGATAACATTGCATTATACGCACCAATTAAACAATCATTTGTCTCATTATCAAAAAATGAGATGGAAAAATGGACTAAAGAACATATACTTTCAGGTGATAGTGCGGATAATGTTCCTAATATCAAACAAGGTACGGAATTCAGTGATGCCTTCATAAGCTATTTAAAAACTAATGACATTCATGTTAAACAGGTCAACGATTTCAATTCATTAACAATCTCAGAGAAATTATATAAAGAATTTACCGTTCAAAAAAAATTCAAATCAGGACCTAATAAAGGTATAGAAACAGGTGAATTAGACATATTCAAAACAGTTTCATTCGGTGCTAAAGCAATAGAAAATTTTATACTTAATCTTGAGGAAAACCTCAATGCACATCCAATGTATCGTCAGAATTATGAGAGAAACAAAACATTAGTGATGTTTTCTGAAATACCTAAAAACATAGAAGATAAAATACTTGCAGAATTTTCACAAACTGAATTATTTTATAACAAAAACAGTATCCTTACATTTCTTGGTGAAAATAATTTTATTGAACTAGCTAAAAACGTACAAGATTTTTATCTTGATGAAAAACAATTCGTTGTTAAAGAAACCTCATCATTAGATGATTGGTTATAAAGGAATAAAAATGAAAGAAATTAAACTAGGTGATAATGTAAGATTAAAACTTGCAGATTCGCCAAAAATGGTTGTTAATGCATTTAAAGGAAACTTAGTAGATGCCATCTATATGACTCAATCAGGACATCCTGAGACAATTACTGTTAATATAAACACATTAATCAAAATAAAAGGAAACTAAAATGGAAGAAAAACAATTCGTACTTGACGGTGTAACTTATGATATGGCAACATTGCCAGAACAAGCTAAAATGATTTTTGCTCGTATCGTGCAAATTCAGGAGAAATTTCAATTGGAACAAATCATTCATAATGCAGCAGTTCAAGCACTTACAGTTGAACTTAGTTCATTGAAAGAACAGTTTACTGTTGTTGATGTTGAAGCGCCTTCAGAAGTTTAATTTTTGAATTTCTGAATGATATGGGATACAACTTTATGTTTTAACCATATCTTCTTATTTGGATTAAATCCTGCAGTATAATCAAAATAATGATGTGCTTGAGTTAATTCAATAAGAATATAAATTTCAGTTTGATCCTTATATTCGTTTATTAATTTAATGATTTTATCATCAAGATAATCTTTAACTAATACATGATGTTTTGGGTTAACTACATTGAAAGCATTGATAAGATTATTAATGCTAAATTTAATATTCTGTGTGATAGCAATCTCAAAACAGGCATAAACAATTTCATAACTGTTTATCTCGTTGAATCTTGTTTTCTCATAGAATTCCTCACGAACATCATCAATATTGAGATTTTTTCTCATATCATCAGTTAATAAGTCTGAATTTAACAAATCTAGATACATCAAATCGAATCTTTTCAAAATTGGCCTTTAGGTTAATTACGATATTTATAAAAGGAAATAAATGAAAATATTTTTATCATTATTAATAGGAATGATATTATCTGCATCAGATAATATTACATTACCACCAATAATTGTTGATGCAAATTCATCATCATATATATCTATTCCTGAATACAGAGATAATGAGGTTGATTTTAGTGCAATACAAACTAAAATGAATATTCAACAAACTGCACCTGGAATGAATAGTCCAGTAATTCAGGGACTTCAAGGCGAATTAGTTGGTGTCAAATTTGAAGATGTTATTATGAATAATTCAAATTTCAGAAGCGGCCCAAATCAATATTTTTCATGGATACCTAATGAGTTTGTAGATTACAAATTGGAATCAGGAAATGCAATTGGTTTAAGTGTTGATTCGCATCTTACTGATGTTTCACAAATATACACAGAATATAGTTCATATGATCAAGGTAGAAAATTAATTGCAACTGAGAAATATGATAATACAACTGTCGGGTTGAAGTTATACAAAACAGATGATTATAATAATATCGATCATACTGCATACAATCAAAATGCAATCTTTATTAAAAATAATACAGGAAACAATACTTTTATTGCTTTATATAGCACATCATCAGATATTGACAGATTAGACAAATATATTCAAGGAAAAACATATACATATCTAGATCAGAATTATATTTTCATCAAAGATTCATATAAACTAACTAGTAATGATATATTCAATATAAGTTATCAACGATTTGTAGAAAATGTAGACGATAATGGTAATGAGATTGATTCAACTAATAATGTTTATGGTGCTAAATATATACATAATTTTGATTCTGGTTTTAATGTTAAATTGATGGATTCATACGAAGATCTTATGTATAATCAAAAAGATTTTACATATAATACTACAACTGCAGGTATCGGTTACAAAAATGAACTGGATGGTATTAAATTAAAAACAAATATTGATGGTGTATGGGCACAAACTACAAACAGACAAAATGATGTTACTAAGAATTTCGACACATACAGTTACAATGTAGAATTACAAAAAAATATTGTATATGGTAGCATAAGAGGTGGATATAAACTTCCTACAGCGAATAATCTTTATTATTCAATAACTACAGGTAAAGGAAATGATGTACCGAATAATTCATTAGTTCCAGAAACGTCAACAACATATTCTTTAGGTATTAAAGATGTGATTAATTATTTTACTTACAATATCAGTGGTTATTATATGCATCTTGATAATGCAATATCAAGTGTTAAAGTTGGTCGTATATCTGGTGTAGATCAATATCAAGTACAAAATGTTGGAAATGGTATCGTTAAAGGTGTAGATGCAACATTAACATATGATAAAGATTTATTCGGTTCTGTATTTAATTTTCAATATGTATATGGGAAAGATGATTCAGATTATATGAGTAAAATCACTCCTTGGAAAGTTTATTGGAAAAATGAATATAATCATTATTTTGTTACCTGGAATTATGCACATAAAGGAATTAACTTATCTGCATCAGATATGAATGATGTAAGAGTTATAAATTCTGCATATAATGAATATAACAATAAAGGATTGAATACATTTGATGTTGGTTATTCAAATACTTACAATAAATGGTTATATGGAATAACATTAAACAATATATTCAATAATGATGGTAGGGTTATGGGTTCTGCAGTTGATGTACCTGAGCGAAGTTTTACTGCAAGACTTGGGTATAATTTTTGATTGGGGTTTCCCAATCAATGTATAAAATAAAATAACTATAATATATAACCCAGTTATTTTATTTTATACATTGAATAATTAGAAGATTTTCTTTATAATACATTAAGGTTATTATGATATAATTATTGTAACAAATGAATGAAAGAAGGATTTAAAATGACTGATAACATCGTAATTATTAATGACACAAAATGGAACTTTGATAACAAAGAAAATCTTAACAAATTATCAAAAGATTTGGTTAAAGAATTTTGGAATTCACATGACATTGCATGGAAAAAAGAAACGTTATTGAAGATTGCAGGTGCATTTCGTAGTAAGACACATATTGCACGCTTTATTCAGAGCGTTAATCGTACATCAGATGATATGAAACTCAATACTATTATGAGTAATTTATATCTTTGTTCTGAGGATATGGCTACATTTTCATCTTCAAAGAAAAAATATAATGATAATTATTAATCTTATTTTAAGATTATTATGATATAATTATTGTAACAAACGAATGAAAGAAGGAATTTAAATGAGAACAATTACATACACAGAATATAGAAATTCATTACCTAACGTCACAATAGAAGACATTATTGAGTTACAAATGACTGGTGATGTTATGGTTACAGTTAACGATATGTTGTATAGGATTACAGATGTTGATTTAGATGAAGAAGAATATTTTTGTTGTATCGATAAAGAATGTGAAGAATATTCATTTAGTTTCAATGATATTCAGAAAATAGAGGTTGTATGATTGGATTTTTAAATTAAGGGGAATAAATGGGTGCAACGCTAAATGATATTAATGTCAAATTCTTTGAGTTAGCGCTTCCATCGAATTCACTTGGCAGAAGAACACGACAAGATTATACTGCACGTTGCCCAATATGTGGTGATGGTAAAAACAAACGCTCTAAACGATTTCATCTATATACAAAATCATCATTTGATCATGACGTTGTAAAATGTTTCAATGGAGATTGTGAATATTCAAGCAATATGTATGGTTTCCTTAGGGATTATTATCCTTCATTACTTCAATCATACACTCAAGAAATGAATGGTAACAAAATCAATCATATTCAAGAATTCCTTCAACAAGAAAAATCTGAACCTGTTATAGAGACATTAGATATAGATGATACCTTTCGTCCACCTTATGTGTTTGATATTCCAGATATTTTTCATAATATCACTGATGGTTCATATGCGGATGAATACCTACAAACACGAGGAATTGCAAAGGATGATTATCATTATTTCTTTGAGGTTCAAGGAAATGGGATATTTAAAGATGATGATAAAGAAAAGAACCTTACTGATTACATAATAATACCATTGTTTTATGGAAAGAGATTATATGGGTTTACATCAAGAAGTACAAAGAACAAAGATTTCTACACAAGAATTCCTGAAGATAATGTAGGATGGAAAGTGTGGAATCTATTTAATGTTGATTTTAATAAACCGTTATATATTTTTGAGGCTACCTTTGATGCAATGAGTATTGAAGATAAAAATGTAGTTGCTTGTTTAGGTGCAGATTTTCCTGAGGAATTCCTCAAGATGGCAAAAGAACCTATATTTGTATATGATAACACTAATATTGATAAAACTGGTTTAAAAAAAGCAATAAATTATGCAATCCGTAATTTTAAAGTTATGGTGTGGCCTAAAATTAACTTTAAAGACTTTAATGCTATACTTACAAGAGGCGGAAGCAGAGAGAAATTACAAAAGTTTCTTGATAATAATGTGTTCCAAGGATTATCAGCATTAGTTCGTTTAAAGATGGATTAAGATATAACCTTAAATAAAAATAAAAGGTACAACAGTGCCGAAGAAGTGAAATTATGATATTAAACATCCCACATGCAAGTTCGAAAATTTATGAGCGTGGATTATTCCTCGTAAATGATGAAACACTTAAAAAAGAATTATTCTATTCAACTGACTGGTTCACAGATGAATTATTTGTGTATGATGCATCAACCAGATTGATTGCAGATAAAAGCCGTCTACATATTGATATGGAACGATTCAATGATTCACGTGAATATGATAATAATAATGCTGGTCGTGGTATTATCTACACAAAAACACTTGATGGTTTTCGACTAAAAACTGTTGAAAATTATGATATATCAGAATATATTGATTATCACAAAAAATTAGAGAGTTTTGTAGAACAATATCATGGTATATATCCAGTTTCAGTAATTGTTGATTGCCATTCTTTTCAAGAAGGAATTGGTTATAGAATTGCAGGAATTGCAGAACCTGATATATGTATTGGATTCACTGATTATAACGCACCCGATCAGTATCTCATATTGAAAATTTACAAATATCTATCATCTAAAGGATATAAGGTAAGTTTCAATTATCCATACAGTGGTAGCATATGTCCTGATAGGTATGCAACACATCGTGATAAAGTTCAAAGCATTATGATTGAGGTTAATAGGAAATTGTATATGAGGAATGAAGATTTTGTTGCAATTAAGACTGATAATTTCGATAATTTAAAAGCTGATATATTCAATGTTCTTGAAATTATCAGCAATTATGAAGCAGGAATGATTATCGTTTCATAAAGATAACGACTCTTTCATCATCAGGATGAACAATTTCATTATCATCAACGTAATCTGAAACGCCTTTAACAATTGCATATGACTCACCTGGTTTTCCTGAATTCATTGATTTGTCAATTTTGAAACCATGTTTTGAATACAATGAGTACAATGGACCTGAGATATTTCCTTCTTTATCACGTAACGCAAAACAATCTAAATGATTAGCACCATTTTTAACAGCAGACAACATAATTGCATTACCTGAAGAACCTAATGAACTGAATACAGATACAAGTTCGTGTTTATCTTGTAATGCATATCCTGATGAATTATTTTCACCTATGTAACATTTCATCTTGTTATAATCATCACGCTTATATACTGTAAGAGTATGTAATCCTTTTGACGGCAATCCCTTGTTTAATCTTGCAATGTCATTAATTTTTATTTTTGTAATTGCATTGAAAAAAACAGTGCCATCAACTTCTACAAAATCTTCATTAGTAAGTGGGTGTCCTTTCTTGAGTTGTGTATCGGATAATTTTCCAATATCTGTAAATTTTTCTAGTAGTTTTTGAAAAGTCATTTAAGGTCACCTTAAGTTTATTATGATATAATATATTTATAAAAAAAAAGGATTGACATGAAAACAATTAATGAACTTACTACACCTCTTACTGATGAAGAAAAAAAATGTATTGATGATAAAATTGATGATATAGTGAATAAGGTAATTGCAGAAGAAAGAAAGAGGAATTTATATGAGCGATCTAACTATTAAAAACATAGATTACAATATTAAAGATTTAATATTTGATTTTCTTTTTTATGATAGAAAAGAAGATGAAGATCTTCCTTTAGGTGCTATTGAAAAAGCAATAGAAGATGGTAATTTTACATCAGAAGATATAGTAAATTTATTTAGAAAACATTTAAATGAAGCATTATCAGATGATGATCTCACAGGAGAAATGTTATGATTAAACGTTCTAATGGATTAAAAACTTATTTCAAAAAACGTCATCTAGGAAAATCAACTATAAATGTCGATAAAGCAAGATATAAGATTAGATTAATCTTTGATAAATTAACCACTGATAATACTATCGAAACACTTGATTTACTTCGAAAAGAATATAAACATTTAATGGTTCTTTATAAATATTTTGACCGTTCTTCATATAGAGATAGAAGAACGGGATTTGAAACATATGGTTATACAAATATTGCAGGTGATCTTTCATATGTATCAGATAGATTCATGTGTCAATTTCGTGTAAAATGGCTTATTGATCTTGTATTACATGTTGATTATGATACTCTCATAATTGAACAAGATATTTGATTAATTAGAAAGAAAAAATGTTTATTTAGGAGATTACATGAGATGTGAAATATTATTTCTAATTATTCCATTAGTGCTCATCATGTGCATGTTATCAGATATGTATATTAAGAGGAAAAAACCTACAACCTTTGCTTGGAGAAGACAGACACCAAAGCAAGCGCAACGCATAAAAGATATAAAAAATAAATTATGATTATATTGATAATTATTATCAATTTAAACAATAATTAAGGTTTAATGTGTTATAATATAACATAAGAAGGAAAGAACAATTATGAAAGAATATAAAAAAATACTAGTTAATAAAATTAATGAAGATTTTTTCCGATACAAAGTAAATGATTATAAAGCACTTAAAACAAATTGTACTGCTGAACAGGTAGGAAAACTTATTGACCTTGCAGACAATACAGATATTGAATTGTTTTATACAGTACATGATTTATTTGAAATCTGTATTGGAAATAAAGATTTTACAATATTGTCAGAAATCCTTAATAATATCTTAAGAGATCTTGATAATGCAAGTTTTAAATTTAAACTCATTTCATCATTTTTATCTAAAGATATTATTGAGGTTCTTCAACATTCAGAAAATTCATGTCTCGTTGGTGGATGTGTTCGTGATATATTGATTGACAAAACGCCAAAAGATTTCGATTTTGTTACAGATATTCCTTATGAAGAATTAGAAAAACTTTTTATCAATGCAGGGTTCACTGTTAAAGAAGAAGGAAAACAATTTCTTGTTATGATTGTATCAAAGGATAATGTTAATTATGAAATTGCAAATTATAGAAAAGATGGCACATATGTTGATGGTAGACGTCCCGAAAGTGTTGAGATTGGAACAATTTATGATGATGCAGAAAGACGTGATTTTACTGTAAATGCATTATATTTTAACCTAACAACTCGTAGATTGATTGACCCTACAACGCAAGGACTTAATGATATTAAATCAAAAACATTACGTTTTGTTGGTAAACCAAAAGACAGAATCAAAGAAGATTATCTTCGTGCCTGGAGATTTATGAGATTTGTTTCTGTAAAAGGATTTAATCCAGACAAAACATCTTACAAGGCAATCAAAGAAATGTGGGATGATATTTACAAAAAATCAAATTCTCAACGTGTATTGCAGGAATTAGATAAAATAATAAAAATATAAGATTTAAACATTTTGATTATAAATAATCAGAACGTATCCTTGATAGAATTGGAGCGAATCATAATGAGATAAGGAAGAAATATGACATTACATTTTAAAGTAGGTGAAAATAAAGTAATTGGTATCAAGGAGTCATTTTACTCTGAAGCTATAGAAGAATTTATTATTGATCTTACAGGAAAAACTATGTATGTAAGAAAGAATGCTCCTAACATACTAATTATACGTACAGAAAAAGATTTTGGATATTCTATTACCTTTAGTGGTGATAAGGAAGTATATAATCTTATGAGAGAAATTAAAGATAAATTATAATTTGAAGGAAAAACATGAACAATATAAGAGTCCCAGGACAAAAAATCATCAATCTTGATGCAGTATCGAGTGTAGGTTTTAAATCAACACCTGAAGGTGAAACAAAAGCAATATTCAATTATTCACACAGTATTACATTACGTAATGGTAACATGGTTGCAGATTACACATATGTATTTTATGATAACGATTTAAAATCTGTTATGCAAGGTGTTATCAAGGCAATGGGTAAGAATGTTCTAATAAGTTCTGATCCTAATCATTATGTAATCAATGGTGATCACGTTGCAAATATTGTATTTGATGGCGGAAAAAATCGTATCATCTTCAATCTTGATTATTCAAAAGAAATTCAACTACAAGGTGGTGTATATACAATGTCATCTGATTTCTGTTATTGGGATTTTCAAAATAACGAAACGTATCTTGAAAATGTGAAAGCACTTGAAAATGCAACAAAATTTATTTCAATTGAGGGGAATTAATGGCTTTATCTACAGACGAAGAAGCAATGATAGAAACGTTTATCGAAACGAAAAAAAGTGAAGAACAAAATTTAACGTTACAATTTGCATCAGCAATTCTTACACATGCATTACAGAAAAAAGAAATTGATGGTTACATCAAAGATATTAAAAAAGATGCTAAAAGTTCTGGTATTCTTGTAGGACAAGTGATGAATGCAATTAAGATTCTCAAAAAAGAGATGAAAATTACTGATCTTGAAAAAGGTGAGGAAGAACTTGTTCTTGCATTGCTAGAAAGTGATTTTGGTATTAAGAATCAAATTGCAAGATTAATTGAAAAAGATTAATGCACCCATCTGGTGCATATAATTTAAAAAAGGAAAAAAATGAAAAAAATTATATTGACATTGTTATTCATTGCTACGTTATTTGCATATCCAGCAACTGTTGTTAAACTTATTGATGGTGATACTATTACAGTAAAATCAAATGATGGTAATGTAACAAAATTACGTTTTGCTGATATTGATTCTCCAGAGAAATTTTTATTTTCTTACAAAGCAAAAAGTGATATTAAAGAGTGTGGTAAAACCACAGTGGATGCAGCTAAATTATCTTCAAATCATCTTGATTCAATCATCAAGATAGGTGATATTGTTGAGATAAAACCAACGGGTGATGCATCACATGACCGTGATGTAGCGATTGTATTCTTAAAAAATATTAATCTTAATGAAATGATGATAAAAGATGGTTATGCATATGTGTGGCACACTGGTCGTGATATGAGTGATATAAAATATCGTGATCAATTACTTCAAGACCAATCATTATCTATTCAAACTCACTCAGGTTTATGGCAGTCATATCCTGATGTTATGAATTGTTTAACTAAATATCACAAATGATAATCAGTTCCAAAAATTCATAATTTGAAACCAACATACCTAATGATGGGTATGTTGTGATTGAAAAAGAAAACATAAAATCGCTGTCAACCCGCAAATTTACCTTTCTCAAAAACATTTTTCAATGTTAATTATATAGAAATTTCACATCTTACTTTACAACAATATGATTTTAGTGATAATTATTAATCTAATTTTAAGTTTATTATGATATAATATATGTACAAAAAGAAGAATTTTAAACTACCTAGATTGAATCTGGTTGTGGACATCAAAATTCAAGTATAAAAATATACATAATAATCAATTAAGGAAAAATATATGCAAAAATTTATTAATTTTGGTTCAATCGGGCAATTCCGTGAGATAATTAAAAACGTACAACATGTTGCTCAATATAAGGGTCAAGACGCTGAAGGTAATCCAATCTATAATCATAATGCGTTAATGCCTAAAATTGTTGTAACTGGTACAGAAAAAATTCATGGTACAAACGCTGCAGTTTGTTATAACAACATTGACGGGTTATGGGTTCAATCACGTAATAATATCATTACAATCGAGAATGATAATGCAGGATGTGCATTTGCTGTTAATCGTAATAAAGATGGTTGGTTTGATGTAATCTCAAGATTAGTTAAAATTTATAATATCGATGTAGATATGTATACCGTTTCTGTGTTCTATGAATGGTGTGGTGGAAATATCCAGGCTAAGTCAGCATTGACTGGAATCGAAAAAACATCAATTATTTTCCAACATTTTAAAGTATCACCTATCGATACTTTTAATGAAGAATTATCTGTATGGTATGATACTATGGGAATTCAACCAGATAATTTAGATTTTAAAATTTATAATATTTCTAACTTTCCTACATATGAAATTGAGATTGATTTTAATAATCCATTACTTTCACAGAATGAAATGATTAAACTAGTTGAAGAAGTAATAGAACCTGCATCACCTGTTGGTAAAGCATTTGGACAAGAATCAAATGTAGGTGAAGGTATTGTATTTGTTTTCTTACTCAATGGAACATTACAACGGTTTAAGGTAAAAGGTGAGAAACATTCTAATTCTAAAGTAAAAACTCTTAAACCTGTTGATAATGAAAAAGAACAAATTAAAATTGATTTTGCAAATTACGCTGCTAACCCACTTAGACTTGAACAAGCGTGGCAAAACACATTCGGTATCAATAATGAGAAATTAGAACCATCAATTAAATCATTGGGTAATTTCCTTAAAGCAGTTATGAATGATGTAGTTAAAGAAGAAATGGATATTCTTGCAGAAAAAAATTTAGAACCTAAAGATGTAAGTAGTTTAATTAATAATGTTGCACGTCGATGGTTTAATGATGAACTTGTAAAAAATATTCAATGATTCATTCATCATTTTTAAAAGATAATGTGTTATAAGGAATTTGCATGGTAGATTTAATCGCCTCAGGAATAGCTATTTTGATCGTAATAATATTATACATATATGGTTTTATCACTGAAAAAAATAGATTAAAAGAATTAGAAGAATTAAATAAGAGATATAAGAATTCACATCACAAGATTTCATATCTTTCATATGAGAAATCAATAATGATAACAGATTTATATGAAAAATTAGTTGAAGCAGATAAAAACATTGCTGAATACGAGAATACTCATAAACTCTTTCTTAAGATATTTCATAAATATGATATTAATTATATAACTGAAATAGATATTTTGCGTGAAAAAGAAAAATGTACTATTAATTAAAACAAATAATTAAAAATTAGGAGAAAAACAATGGCATCAAACACATATGAAATTAAATGGTTAAATGAACCAGAAGAACATGATTATCCTGCAGCGGAATCTTATTTAAGTTTGATTTATGATTCAGTGATGGTAGAGAATTTAGTTAAACAACTTAAACAAACTACAATGTCAGCGTTTAAAGCTAAGGATATATTCAGGGCTTCTGACCTTTCTTTATTAGGTGTAAGTAATTCTCACGTTAGAAAGAACAAACAAAAAATAAAAAAAGGTGATTCATTATCACCACTTTTACTTGTTAGAGATGAAGTAAATGGTAAAGTTATCATTGCAGACGGATATCACCGTATGTGTGCGATTTATGCATATGATGAAGATGCAAGTATTCCATGTAAGATTATTTAATCTTACATTATATAAAAATCATAAAATCTCTATTTGATTAAATATAATATCAGGAATATTTGATGGGTTTGAATTTCCAGATATTGACCTATAAATATTAAAAAAGGTACAATATGAACACAATTAACAATGATAACAGGGTAGAAAAACTAGAGAAAATTCTTGATGAGATAATTTCAATATATGATAAACAATCACCTGAAGATAAAAAAAGAATGCTTTCAGATATCATTGACCTAGAAAACGAATTGGAAGCAATTACAAAAAAGGACTAACATTAAATTCTCTCCTTATTCATACAGTAAAATATCATTATTTAACTGCCCCCATAAATTTAAATTATATTACATTGATAAAATCCGTGGACCTAATACAAGTCCTGCACTTGAAAAAGGTACATTCGTTCACTTAGTTCTCGAGCATTATGAAACGTTTAAAAATGATAATTTTAACACTTTTCCTAATTTTAATTTTAGTGTTCTTGATCCTGTTGAACAAGATAATGCAAAGAAAATAGTACAAGATTTTGTAGTATCTGATATTGGAAAATATTATCTTGAGGATATTGAACTCATTGGTGAAGAGGTAGAATTTGGTTTAGATATGAAACTACAACCAGTATCGTATTATGCTAAAGACGCAATTATGCGTGGTAAAATTGATAAAGTTATCAGAAAAAACAATAAGTATATTATCGTCGACTGGAAGACAGGAAAATTTCCTGAGCAACAATATCATGATAATGGTCAAGGTATATTGTATGCACTTTGGTTTTTCAGAGAATATAAAGACGTAGATGAGATTGAGATGACTTATGTATTTGTCGAGCATTGCAAGGAACATAAGTACATATTCAAGAGAAAATATCTACAAAACTATGCAACAACATATTCAAACAAGATTACTAAAATTGAGAAATGTGAAGATTATGTTAAGAATATAACAAAACTTTGTGACTATTGTGATTATGGTAAATCTGGTATCTGTGTAATATAAACATATAAATAAAGATAAACATAATAAAGGAAACCTAATGAAAAAATATATCGCAAATCTTGATCGTGAAAGTATCAGCGTTGACCTTGGATTCAAAATTGTTGTAATAAAAAATGGAATTGAATATATGGAATCTGAGCTTACTACAAAATTCCCTAAACATTTCAAAATAATTATTGAAGAAACAACTGAAGAAACACCTAAAATAAAATCAGGTAAAAAAGGTGTTAAAACTCCAGTTGTAAAAACACCAGTTGTTGATGCACCAGTTGTAGATGCACCAGTTGAAGCACCAGCTGTAGAAACTCCTATTGTTGATGCACCTGTCGAAGCACCAGTTGTTGAAACAGCACCAGTTGTAGATGCACCTGTTGAAACACCAGCAGTTGAAACACCAGTTGTTGAAACACCAGTTGTTGAAACACCAGTTGTTGATGCACCAGTTGTAGAAACACCAGCGGTTGAAGTACCAGTTGTAGATGCACCAGTTGAAACACCAGTTGTTGAAACACCAGTTGTTGTTGATGCACCAGTTGTAGATGCACCAGCGGTTGAAGTACCAGTTGTAGATGCACCAGTTGAAACACCAGTTGTTGAAACACCAGTTGTTGTTGATGCACCGGTTGTAGATGCACCAGTTGTAGATGCACCAGTTGAAACAGCACCAGTTGAAACAGCACCAGTAGTTGTTGATGCACCTGTCGAAGCCCCAGTTGAAACACCTATTGTTGAAGCACCAGTTGAAACACCAGTTGTCGAAGCACCAGTTGAAACACCAGCAGTTGTAGATGCACCGGTTGTTGAAACACCAGTAGATGCAACAGCACCAGTTGTTGAAACACCAGTAGCACCAACAGAAGAATTGTTACTTGATAATTCTTCTGCAGTTAACACTTCAACAACAGGTAATTAATTTTTATGACTACCAATACAAAAGATAAATTGTCTGATTATATCCTACGTCGTCTTGGTAGTCCAGTAAATGATATTGAATTAACACCTGAACAAATAGATGATATTATTGATGCTACTATCAGAAAATATTCTGAATATGCTATTGATGGGATGGAAGAACGTCTATTCATTATTCCAATGGATCCTACCATATCTCAGTACAGATTAGATGATAGTATCTCATCAATAATTGACATCAGAACGGCATCAAGTTATTCTCCATTTTCTCTTCCTGGTGGTTATATTCTAACAAACAGTTATAATTTTGTAGGATTTCAATCAACAGGTGGGGCAATGTCCCTTAGTGATATACAGATGTTATCAGCGCAGTTTCAGATGATTCAAGATTATTTCAATATTCCAGTCAACTATTCATACAATCCTAATAATAATAAATTAGTGTTTATGGACGATTGTTATCTTAGAAATAAACAAATATTATTATATTGCTGGACATTATATAAACCAGATGCTATAGATGGTATTTTTAATCACCCGTGGATTAAAGATATGTGCGTTGCAGAGGCACGTATTCAATGGGCAAATAATATTGGTAAATTTAATGCACCAATATTATCAGGAGCAACACTTAATTATAGTGATATTATGTCACAAGGTCAAACTGATGTTGATAGATTGAATCAAGAATTGTTAGATCGTTGGTCAGCACCTCTTGGTATAACTGCAGGATAAATTTAGCGTATTTCTTAATGATAAAATATCATTACAAGATTTAACATATACAGAAGAAAAAATAAAGATTATAAGAGTTTTTAGATGTATATAAAAGACATTTCAAAAATTGATTAAAGGTATAATTATGAAATTTAAATCATTTATCTTCGAAGATGAAAACACCCCTAGTAAAGAAGTAGTTAAAATTGCAAAAATATGTGATCTTGCATGTGATAATTGTGATTTTGAAACAACAACAGAAGAATTTGTTGAAGGAGATATTTGTCCTGAATGTAGTGAAGGACATTTAATTAATGATGGATGTGATGATGAAACTGATAAATCTAAAGACAAACTAAAATAATTCTTTTTCAGTTATAATCTTAAACTCAATTCCATTTTTACTACAAAATTCTTTTGCAGCGTTCCATTTAGCTTGATTGATAATGAACGTTGCAATAGCCTTCTCATAATTCATCATCCCACGACTAGTTTTTTTAACTGGCATTTTAGGTGGCATTGTCTCTTTTAATGGTTTAATTTCTACAAGAACACGTCGTGTTTTTCCACTACCATCCTCATATTCCATATATAAATCAACATAATAATTATGCACTTTCTGATCTAATTCATTAAAATAAGGTATAGGAAATGGTTCAGAACTCCATTTTTTAACTGCTGGATTCATATCACAAAATAGGAAGAATCTCTCCTCCCATGAGCTCATATAACGAATTCCATTTCCTTCTGTTATAGATTGTTTTGAAACAATATATTTTTCCTGATTTTTTAGTTTATACCATCCTTGTTTAGGTGCCATATTGATCCTTTAAATATTGTTTTAACATTCTTCGTTATTGATAGGTTGAATATCCCAATTATTATTTGTCCAATAATAGATTTGATTAATTGTTTTATCTGGGTCTAATTCTACCCATATTTTATTAAATGGATTAACATCAGGATTGATTGGTGTATAATAACTAAATGTTACTCCTGAACCTAATCTAGAAATGAATTCTTGAGTTGCAAGTTTTTTTGAATTATCACCAACATCTGGTGTCATAATTGTTGTACATCCATTTACTTGAATAATTCCAACATTATCATCAACGCTTGTACCAATAAGTGTTACTGAATCTAGTATTGTTTGTGACATATTATCTCTTTTTGAATATTTATAAATAATCAAAATGAAACAACTAAAGGAACATTATATGAATGAAAAACTTTTAGATTTAGTGATTGAAAATTCTATCAAAGCAAAAATGACTGAATTGATTGAGGTCTCTAAAGATAATATCGATGAGAGTGGAACTGATTCAACTGATATCTCACCAACAGACAGAATTATTGGAAAACTTATTAAAGAAGTTTACCCATCTTCGCTTGCAGGACAAGTTTGTAGTATACAACCATTAACAGGTCCAGAAGGTCATATTATTGCAATTGGTCGTAAACGTGATGCAAATGATAATGTTATTGAAGGACCTGGTTCAGGTATAGAAACACGTAGAACCTTTGTAGCAGCTGTAGATCATAAAATAGAAACAGATTTTACTATTGAATTTATCCAAGATCTTGTTAATCAGTTTGGTGAAAATGGGTATGATTTTTTAACAGCATGGTTGAAAAGCACACTTATTGAAGATATGAATAGTGCATTAATTGCTGATATTCGTGCATGTGCAGGAGATGCGGGACATCTCATTCCTAAGACAGATTCTGACTTTGATGGTGGTACACACTCAATTATCTATAGAGCACAAAAACTTTACGGGGAAATTCTATCAAAAACAAACCGTTTCTTTAATCCATTTGTAATATGTACACCATCAATTGGTATGATGTTAACATTGGGTTCAGATACAGTTGAGAAAACAGAACACAAAAACTACCTTGGAACTGTTGCAAATTTTCAGATTTATATCGATAACAATGCAACAGATGATTATGTAATCGTAGGACATCAAGGGAAAGACCCAGGTGATGCAGGATATATTTTCTCACCTTATGTAACACAAGTATATGAATCAACATCAGGACATGATGGTACAATGAAAATATTTGTCAATAACAGATACGCATTAACAAAAAATCCAGCAGATCGTGATGAAACTGGTACAAATAGTGATTTCTTTTATAAATTTACAGTTGATCTTTCAGCGTTCTAAGGAATAATAAATGAATTTTGCTGAATTTGCATTAAAGGATTTTATCATTGAAGGTGCTGCACCTTCAATCAAAGCTGTTAGAGAAAGAATTAAAAAAGTATCATTGAATGAAAAACCTAAAACTGATCCAATCTTTGAAATTCAAAGATTGCTTCGTGTTGGTGGATATAAAATAAAAAACATTGTTTATGACGACAAAGGTAATGCACAAATTGAATTGGCATTTAAAACAGACGTACCTGAAGCATTAAAATACCTTGATACATTAAAGGATTTACCTGCAAAAGTTAAAGAATCTGAAGGTAAAATAATTATTACTATCAAACCTTAGTAGGATCTGAAACCTGAATAACTGGATATTTTATTCCTTTATTCCAATAGGTTGTTTTTATAGTTTTTCCTTCAATCTTTGTGTTTCGAAGGACCCTATAATTAAATTCAGCCTCTAACTCACCTGCATGACTAAATTCCTGTATCTGTTTTTTTGTTCTCTCAAATATAACTTGATCTGCAGTTAAATAACCCTTCACGTACTTATTAAATGCCATTGATAATTTCCATCTATGAACTCCCATCTGATAAATTTTACATCCTACATCTTGTGATATCTTACGAATATCTTCAGGGCTTTTATATTTGAATATAACCACATAATCAGAATTCATTGCCTCAGTCCAGTAATCATTCATAATAAATTTTGAATATAATGTAGCAGGGTCAGTCTCACGTCTCATAAGTAAATAACCATCTTGTGATTGTTGCGGGACAATTGCACTGACTAAGTATCGTTCTTGACTCATAGGTTTAACATCAAAATCGACAAATTTAGGTTGATCTGCATCAGCAATTTTTATATACCAATGATGGGGCATCTTAGTATCAACCCATTGTGAATAATCAATTCCATTGTTTTCGAGGGCTTGTAACATTCTATTATATTCGTTTATAGTGTAATATGGGTCTACTGTAATATACATTTCTTTCCTTATCTATTTTTAAGTTGTTTTATGTTATAATTATTTATGAAAACAACAATAATACCAACTAAAGAAACTGAATATTTTCTATAAATATTTAAAAAGGAGTTCATTTGGCTTCAACAACACTTCAAGACAAAGCGAGAGCAAAAGACTCACTTGCACATTTTAGAAAAATGTTAAAAACTAATGTAAAAGCACGTAGCAGTGAGACATTTAAATCAGGGAATATGGTTGCATTTGGTTATATTGCAAAGAACCAGGAAGTAGTATATGATAAATCACCTCTTATTTTTTCACTACGACAAAGTAATTTGTACGTGCTTGGTTTGAATTTTCATTGGGTACCACATCCTGCACGTAAAATACTTATGAACTATATTTTTAAACTTAATAAAACGAATATTGCAAGAGGATTACCACTTAATATTAATTACAAAATACTTACTCCCATAATTATTAATTTAAAATTAAAAGCAGTAATAAGATTATATATTAAAGCAAGAATTTCAGTGAAAACAATGATTATTCCTAACGAATATTTCATGAAAGCGATATATTTACCAGCTGAGAATTTCAGTAGTGGACAATCAGCAGAACAACTTTACAACCGTGCAGTTAAAAGATCAAAACTTAAAAAGAAACGTTAATCGTTTCCTAAGGTAAATTATGTTATAATATAAAAACTCATAAAGGATAAATTTGTATTATATAACAATATTTAACGCAAAAGATTTTAAATCAAAATTATGCATATCTCCTTACGGAAACAGAGCATTCAAATTTACCAAAAAATTATGTTTATCATTAGAGGAATGTGCAGAGACATTGAGTAATCATTGGTGTCTCTCAAACTCACTAAATATTGATGAGGATTTAGTTGCTATCAGGGATAAACATGATTTAAGCAAATTACGTGATGTAACAAATAAACTAATGGTATTAGATCTAGATGAAATAACATCAAGTGATGATTATTATAAAGTAATTGAATTTTTCAAAGAAAGAGATTACACTTGTATATTATCACAATCTAAATCGTTTAATGGTATTGATAATTTTAATATCAAAGGTTTTCTTAAGATTGATGTTGATAGTACAGAAGATAATATTAGACGACATAATGATTTTTTAAGATATCATATAGGTGGCTATTGTAAAGTTGATGAAACAGTAAAGAACGATGTTGCGTATCATGCACCCACGAGGAACAATGAGATTATTCATGTTCAGGAAGATGGAACAAGTTTTATTTCAATTAATGATATTCCATCTCGTCAAGAACAAAAAATACAACAAACACAAATAATTGTTAATTCAAATGTTATTCAAAAATGTATGAATATCTTCTTGAGTCTTGGATATACTGTTGTATCAACAAACATTAATCAAAATGGAAGTATTAACTGGTCACATCATTCTGAAGTGAAATCTAAGGGTGGTTTCTTCATGTATATTAATAAACCATTCGTTATGTATCATAATAATGAATCAAGAAATTTTAGTATATGGAATCAGTTTAAAAAAACTGATGAGGGTCGTGAATATCTTAAGTTATTATTTAAAAAACAACAAGAAGACAATATTATTGATGATACAATATATGATAACTTAACTGTAATTAATGATAGATTTATTAACGTCGATACATGCAATGATATAATTGACAATTTTCTTCAGACAAATAATTCATTATTGAAAATAAAATCTGCTATGGGTACCGGTAAATCATTAGTAATCGATAAAATAATTGAAAGAAGTGATGAGAGAATTCTTATTATATCAAACCGTATATCTGTTGCACTTGATTATAGTAAAAAGTATGATATTAAGACATATCTTGATTCAGGCACATCTATGTGGAAAAGTGGTGAAAATCTAATTGTACAATATGATTCATTACATAAGTATAAACTAAAAGATTTCGATATTATTATTCTTGATGAATTTGTATCATTATTATTTCAATCACGAAGTGAATTGAGTAAAAATAATAAGAATTTTAATCTCAGTAAGTTTCAGAGTATCCTACAAGGAACACGTAAGGTAGTAATCGCAGATGCATTTCTTAATGGTTATGAAAATATATTATTCGATAAGAAATTTATATTCTATATAAGAAATGATTATCGTGATGAAATATCACATTTCAATTATAAACACAGAGAAATGTTTTTTAGTTCAGTTATTAATGTATTAAAAAATCGTGAACCAGGTGAATCTGTAACAATGTCAGTAATGTCTAATAACGCTTTAAATGCAATGGAACAAAAACTAACAGAATTAGGATACAATGTTGCAACATTAACAGCATCAACTCCAGAATTACGAAAGAAAAAAATATACGATATATTTGATAATAAAGATGGTTTTGGGTGGGATATTTTACTTTATAGCCCAACATTGACAGTTGGTGTATCAAATATGAACAATGTAAAACATCATTTTCATTTCGATACTGGAAACGCTGCTGATGTAATTAGTTCATTACAAATGATTAAAAGATCACGTCTAGCAACAGTATTACATACATTCTTAAAAGAAACTCAGAAATATAATCCTACAAATAGTGATGATCTTGATATCATGTCGAATAATGATATTGTAAGTTACTTCAATGGTAGACAAAGCACATTATTAATTGAAACAGATGAAGATGGTGATTTTAAATTAAGTTCATTAGGTAAATTCTCAAATAAAATTGAAACATTATTTAACATATTTGAGAATAATCATAGCAATGCATTTAAAATACTACTAACTGAACAGTTCAATTTTAATACACATGAGGTAGAAACAAACGATTCAAGTTTCAGTTTTTATACAATGATTAAGAAACATAAAGAATCTGTCAAAGAAGATACAATTATGATGATTGAGCGTCACAAAAATTGTGACTATTCTGATGAACATATCAATGAGTTACGTTCTAAAACAATTGATTTAACGGAAGATGAACGAATTGCATTAATACTTGATAAAGTAAAGACCAGATTGAAAAAAGGAATCTCACGTGATAATCTAATATTACTAACTGAACTTGATATTAAGAATAATGGTAAATTTATTAAAGAACTTGAATTATTGAGTGATGCAATGTCAACTCATGAAGAAATTGAGAAAAAGTTATCTAATATTGTTGCATTTAGTGTTAACTCAACACAGAACAAAGAAATAATTGCATTTTACACGTATTTGAATTCATTGAAACTTAAACGACTTGAAAAATGGTATAGTGATAAACAGATAAATGAGATTGATGAAAAATTAAATTATAAAAAATTTAAATCATTCTTACGTAATATTGGTTATAAAACACGTAACGGAAGAATGGAATTATCAGCTGAACATATTAAGTTTGTCCGATATTTTCTATAATAGAATATCTATTCCCTCGAATAAATAATTAAAATACATTTATTCGAAGGAAAAATATTAATGTGGATATATAACAATAAAGAATTTACAGAATCAGATATACCAGAAAAATCAATTGGGTTTATATATAAAATAACAAGATTAAATATTAATGAAGATAATATATCACCTATGTACTATATAGGAAAAAAATTATTTAAATTTAAATCAAAGAAAAAACTTATAAAAAGTGATTGGGAAACATATTACGGAAGTTCAGATGATCTTAATGAGGCAGTAAAACTGTATGGATCTGAATCATTTATGCGTGAAATTATAAGAATATGTTATTCAAAATCAGAATTAACATATCATGAGGTAATTGAACA